AGTCAAGAACATCTCTGAGTTCTCTACTCTCACCATTGAATGAAACACTTGGAATGCTAGAATAATCAATACCAACATAAGATTGAGCAGCAAAGTAGTCACCTGTTGCTTCGTGAGTGAATCGGTTAAATACGATCATCAACTTACGAAGAGGTGCACCAGAAGATGCATACCTTAGTAGTTTACTTACATCATAAAAATGCCCTTTTTGGTTAGGATCAAGATAGAAGTTAGCAGTAATATTTCTTGAACCATTATTAATACTATTATCCGCGTCATTAACTAGACCTGAAATTACATTATTGTTTGCATCAAAACCACTAACACTTTCTCCAAGAGAGAATCTATTTTCATTTTCATATACAAAGTGGCATACATACGACACTGAGTTGAAGTTAACAACACGTGCTTTTGCTTTAGATGTCGCACCCTCGATGATAGTACCTTTCTTAAAGATGGTTGCATCTTGGAAAGTCATATGAGGAATGACAGCAGCGTTGTCATCGTTAGATTCGAATACTGCGTGAATATGATATACGTCAGTAGAACCTAGAGATACCTCTTCGTCTTCAATACGTGTACCATATAAAGAACCATAAGTTAAACCATATCTAATATTATCAGAAGAGTTAGCAGTACGCTCAACCTTCATCACTTCCATTTCAGTAGCATTTTTCAACTTCTTCTCAGCTTGGTTCTTAGAAACTGAGGTAATCATACGACAAGAACTTACACCTGTTAGACCTGTGACAGTTAATGATGTCCTAGGAGTACCAGTTGTGTTAAATGAATGAGAAGCTGCAATATCAATTAGAGTACCTGCTGTAGGTGCTAGTTCAACTAACTGGTAATGATCTTTATCATATGCAAGGAACTGTTCGTCTGCTGGTAATGAGATTGTAAAGTCATTAGCACCAGTAACAGTAATATCATCAAATGATCTTGCAACAATAGCAGATTCATCAGCGATTGATTTGATAGATGGTTTAGGCATCTCAATCATCAAATCAGCAGTTTCACTATCATAAATCTGTGGTCTACGTCTTACAATAAATCCATAGTCACCATTAGGAATAGGAACTGCGTTACTACTATATGCAGCAGATGTAGCACTGGTAATCTGATTATCAATGTTAGTTGAAACTGTAGAAATTAAATCTATCTGTAGTTCAGCAACACCATTAACAGTTAGGATGTCACCAGGTCTCAAGTCTAAAGTAAAGTTAGACTGTGTACCTGTAAGAGTACCAGAAGGATTACCATTAATATTGAAGTTAGAACCTGCAACGATTGTTTCCTGATCTAATAGGAAGTCCATTGCAAATCTAATAGCATTAGTATCTGGATCTTTACCAATGATTCCTTTAGAATCAGTAATCTCATACTGATAGAAATCACTTAGAGTACCAATTTCTACACCATCTCTTTCAATAACTTCACCATCTCTAAACTGTCCATAGACTTGATATACTTTAATTAAATCAACACCAGTATAATCTGCTTCTACAAATGCTTTTGCTTTAGAACTACGTCCTCTAATGACGTGTCCTTGGTTTACAGTAACATTACCACTCATCTTCATTACAGTAAGTGGTTGTAAATCGAAGATGTATGCTTTGAAAATAGTATTTGAAGCAACAGCACTTGTACCAGTATGATACTCAAATGCTGCAACACGACCATATCCAATACAAGTACCAGATGCAGTTAGGTTACCACCTGGTGCAATATCTCTAAACTCAATAACCTGATAGTTTTCTGTAATATTATTACCATTAATAATAGGAGAACCTTTAACATTTGCACCTAGCATAAAGTTGCCAAGTTCAAATGGGATAATAGAGTTCTGTAATGCAACAGTACTCCTTGATTTCTCTAAGTCAGCGAATGTAGGAACTAGAGTTTCAGATTCATATCCTCTAACATACGCTTTACCAGGTCCGATCTCAACAGCAAAGTATGCATCAGATGATGCAACACCATCAGGAGATGTTTCACCAGGTAAATATACACCACCATTGATACCATCGTTCTGATGTTCCCTTACACGGATATCAAAATCTCTAACAGTATAGTCACCAGACTCATCAAATGTACGACGAGCCATCTCTCTTGCTAATTCATTATATGCTGAACGTTCTACAAAACTCTCAATTTGAGAATTATTAATTCTTAAAAGTTCGATGAAGTTTTTATCTGTATCATCATCGATAACCTTCTTAACTAGACTGGTTCTGATTCTAAATCTGTGACCACCAGGAGCAGAGTAGTTAGAAGTACCTGTAGCATTATCGTTTAGTGCAGGATCATCTTCAGGAGTAACAATGGATTCAAAGATCTCAAGACCAACCCTATAAGATGGACTGTTTGTATATTGATCAAGAATGATAGTTTGCTCTACGATGTCAACAAAGTATCCTCTAATAAAATATACACCATTAGAAATGGTAGCAGTAGAACCCACAGCAGTAGAACCAGTAGGTAACAACTGTGAAAATGGAGTTCCGATCTCAATCAAAGAACTACCATAAGTGATTTCAGACTCACAAATTAACTGTTCGTTATCAACAAAGGTTGCTTCAGTAGATTCCTCACCACCAGATGTTAGATACTTAACGTATAATGTAATGTATCCTCTTTCAGAAGTTGCTGAAGGAATACTAAAAATAATTTTTGCTTTTACACCAGTAGTCAAACCACTGATAATCTTTCCGTCTAACTGTGTTCTATATTGCTCAACGTCTGCACCTAAGAATGATCCTTGAAGTATAACTGCTTTTGCATCTAAGTCATAACCAATCTGACCAGGAATGACCATACTGCCATCCTTGAACATATGAGAACCAAACGACTCAATCTGATTCTGCATCAGACTTTGCATCGTTGTTAATTCTCTCGCTTGGATAGGATATCCAGGACGGAATAACACACGATAAAAGTTATTAGCCGCGTCGAAATCGTCAAAATATGGCGATATGTTCAGATTGGTATTCTGTGGCATTGTTTTAGAACTCTACTACGATCTTAATGTCTTCAATTTGGTCGCCAGCACGGGAGATTGCTCTCCTATTGTCTATGTAGATGACTTTTCCAGAGTCCTTTTTCACTTCAGGTTTGGCGTAACCAGATGTGAATGACATACCGAGATCATATTCAGTGTTATTAATAACACGTGTTGCTTCACCAGGAATGATTGGGAAGTTAATATCAGGGTCGGCTGAAGTACCAGAACCTGAACCAACGATAGTATTACCTCCATCAAATACAGTTTTATTACCAGAAATTTCTGGGAAGATACCGTCAACTCTATTCTGATAGTATTTCAGAACTTTAGTTGTGCTATTCCAAGAAACAACTCTACCCCTAGCAGTGACCTGTTGACCACCAATAGTACGAGTTTGAGTAATAATTTCATCAGTGTTAAAGGATCCTGTAAAATCTGGAGAAAATATCACAGCGTTTGTGGAAGATAATGTAATAGCATCACCTAATTCTTCAGTACCATATTTCAATGGGTTTAGAACTAGACCGATACGTCTGTAATCGTTATCAGTTGGGAAGTCACCTGATCCTTCATCGTAGGTAAACTTCGTGTTAATCATAACTCGGAAACCTCCAAGTTCGATTGCAGGGTTAGATCCGTGACCACCTTTAGGAGGGATGATAACGTCAATAGCACCACCACTACCAGTACCTGCACCAATACCATTGATTTCATCAATGATAACTTTACCGAAGGAATAATTAGATCCTCCAGACGTTACAGTAGCACTAACGATACGACCACCGTCAACCACAACAGATATGCGTCCACCAGTACCGTCTCCTTTAATAGGAATGTTTTCATATGTACCATTGTTGTACCCCGAACCAGATGATTGGATAACCACTGTATCAATCTCACCACCAACAGCGTCGGATTGAACAGCAGTGTCTTGTAACACAGGCATATAATCGCCTGAGAAGAATTTCAAAACTTGTCCAACTGGGATCGTAAACATATACTTCCAACGATAACCATCAGCAGTTGTGATGATAGATGTAGAAGTACCTGTAGGTTCAACCGTTGATGGTTTACCATTAGGATCACTTGGACTTGTTCCGTTGTAGATACACTTATATGCTTGATAAGATGAGTTTACAACGTAGAAATCTGCGTCATATAATTTAGTAGCACCAGAAGATGCTGTCTTACTGGATGAATAATCGTGACGATACATATCGTACACATAACCCAAACCACCAGTTGTTTGTTCTGGGGGAATCCAGTCAATACGACGTATAACCTGAACAGCGTCATTCGCTAGAACACGCTTCATCGAGATCATATCATCGTAACTATCTGAGAACTCTTGGAAAGAGTCAACAGGAGTCGGTGGGTTATTTTCATTATCCCACTCTTGAGGTCGTCCAATAAAAACATACAAGCGATCTCTGTTCGCACCAGCAGCTATATCGCTCTGGTTCTTATCAGGACCTTCAAGCGATTTGATGAACTTCTCTGCGGTAAAAATTCTAAATTGATCGGTTAGTAATGCCATTGGATACTATTGCCTTCCTTTTATTTATACTGGGTTTAATCAGGCTCGTTTCGAATACTCGATGGATACAAGATTTGTTTGATCGTACCCACTGCACCAGTCGAAGAACCAGTGATTAATTCGTTGCCATTCCAGAGTGAATTTCCATTATTTTCAACAACGGATTTAACTCTTAGTATTTTTGTTGTTGCATCCCAAGTCATAACTGTAGCAGTGATTCCAGTAATAGAACCAGTGACAGTCTCATCAACACTAAAGTTTTGAGAACCACTAGCATCGAGACTACGGAACTCAAAATCAACATAAGCATAATGATAATCACCATCACCAAGTTCTCCAGCAATGGAAACAGTAGGTGATAAAGATGGTTTAGAACCGTCAGTCATTTGGTCACCAACTGCAAACAGAGTTGTGTTAGTACCACCGAGGGTTTCTTCAATACCATATAAAGATGATGCAATACCACCATCAAGACTGATTTCACCTTCGAAATCGGTATTAGTATTTACCAGGTCAGGGATACCATCACCCAAACCTTGTAATTCAGCGATATCTTGGAATGCTTTATCTGGGATATCCTGAATAGGAACTGTTAAAGTAATAATCTTTTCACCAGGTGCATCAATCAAGATATGAGGTTCAACACCTGTAGCAGATGCAGCAGATACACCACCAGAAAAGTCAATCACCTGTGATACCATCTTAGAAGAACCACCATCAATGAATGCTAGTTCGTCTACCTCAAATACCAAATATAAAGCACGTGTTTCTGGAATCCAATCATATACTCTAGCAATCTTATTACCAGAACTCTCATTAGTTCTTACAACTCTATCACCAACATTAAAGTCATAGTTAGATACACCGTCAATATCTGAGAGAGTATCTAATACAACTTTTTGATCGTATCTAAAGTTTAGAGCACGGTCACATCCAGTAAATGATGTAAGAGTCTTTCCTGTATAACGAATAACCTCCCTACCAAGTAGGATCTTACCTGATCCTGGATAAGGAGCTGTCGTTTGAACAAAGACTGTTTCATCATTTTCATCAACGTCTTTAAGAAGACCACTTATATCATATAATGTTGAGTTAAATGATTGTCTGGTTCTTGACTGTTTTGTTAGATCAGTATTTCTAGTAAAGATAACTGATGGGTTACTAGAATAACCACCACCAGGATTACTAATATCAATGCTAGTAATAGCACCAAGATTTACTGTTGCTTCTGCTTTACCACCAGATCCACCACCACCATTCAATAGAATAACAGGAGGAGTTTCATAAAACTCACCTTGATTTGATATGGTTATATTCTTAACGATACCAAATTCACTGACTTCGGTAACACCTGTAGCACCTTGACCCCCGCCACCAGAGACTATGAGGTTTACATCCCCTATCTCATAATTAGCACCAGCAGTCTCCAAAGACAAACCAGTAACTAATCCCACAACAGGACGTAATTCTGCTCCAGATCCACCACCACCTTTTATAGTAGCAGTTGTAGCATCTGAAAAGTATTCGTCACCGTTAGATAATACTTGTATATATTGAATTGATCCAGCAGGAGCAAGAAGATTTCCTAACTGATCATATTGATCTGTTTCCCATAAGACAGCAGATGCAAATGCACCTGAACCATTTCCAGATGTTTCAACATCTATTCTAAAAGGATCATATCCTTCACCAGGATCCAAGACCTTAACAGATGCAATTTGACCGTTTTCAATAACTGGTTCAAGTATTGCATCTCGAATTGGAGTACCGCAGTTAGATATCTTTAAGTGGGGAGGATCAGAGCTGTTATAGCCACTACCACCATCCACCACATAAACATCTCGAACACCAAATATAGAGTTAAAGAGTGGTTCAATTTTTGCTCCTGTGCCTGGGACGGTTCTTGTCATTTATCATTTTACAGTAATAGTACATACCATTGGAGTATGTGCAGTACATTGTAAATACAAGGTATTTGGTGCATCCATAGGAACTACAAATTCTTGCATACCAGATTGATCACCAGTAATACCTGTAGTATATGGAGTACCCGAAGTACCAGTTGTTGTTTGTAATCTCAAAGGATGTACACCACCTGCTTGGTTATGAAGATCATAAGTAAATCCTCTATGGAATACCAAAGTAGTAGGATTGGATGCGTTGCTTGGCAAGCCAGGTCCGTTTACTAAGTATGCAGACTGACCTGATGCAGTAAACCTGTATAAAAACGCAGGTGAAGGTTTGTATACAGTCGCATTTTGGTGACCCTTAATGATAGATGCACCAGCTGGAGCATTACCAATCTGAGTCTGGAATCCACCACCAACTTCAGTGAAGGTAGTACCATCGTTAGCAACGTCTAAAGTACCGTTACTACCAATCTTCATACGCTTGGTTCCAATCTTGATCTCACCATCTGCTGGTAGTTCAAGGTTTCCATCAGAGTCAACCTTAAGTTTCCTCGCAGAAGAACCAAACCTGATTTCCCCATCGGGTACCGTCAGGTTACCAGATGAGTCCATCGCCAATTTATGTGTTGCTCCAAATTGTATCTCAGTATCTTGATCAAGAACTAGGTTATCATTACCATCAAATTCTATAAGTTTCTTAGAACCAGAAGCACCAAAACGAATCTTAGATCCAGTAAGTTCTAAAACACCAGAGTCATCAAAGAATAGTTTATTACTACCACCAAAATCTAAATCTTGTCCACTAATATCAACTTTACCTGTTTCATCTTCAGATAACATACGGTTGATAGATGTAATCTTAACAGCACTTGCAGTAGATAGTTCTTGTGATTGGTTAGCACCAACAGCAGCAACTTGAATAGATCCTCTAGAAGCACCTGCTTCAGCAGTAAATGAAGTGAATTCTACTTCTGCCTTCGCACCATTACTATCTTCAATATGTAACTTAGTACCAGCTTTCATAGCATTGAAACGCAATCTAAACTTCTCCTCTTGTGTTGAGTCTTCAGAAGACAATTTAGATTGAACGGTACGAGTAGCACCAGTGTCAATAGTTTGTACAGTATGTTCTTGACGTTTCTTACGTTGCATCTCTTGAGATGTAGGATCAGTAGAGAGTGCAGTTTCGCCTAACCATAATGAAGCGTTATACAGGTAAGCATCCCTAAAACGTAATGTAGGAGATCCTAAGTCGTATGTATTATCACTATTAGGCAATAAGTGAGTTTGTATAACAACGTTACCAGAACCATTATTGGTTAGGTTGTTGATTGCAGATCCACCACCACCTGCTCCTTGTAGATCGTCGCCTGGCTGCCAGCGAGCATTTGCAGTATTCCACTTAAGAACCTGTCCATTAGTAACCCCACTAACGTCCACGTCTGTCAGATTAGATGCTGCAAGTTGTCCTTCAGTAAATACTGAACCATTCCATTTTAGGACTTGGTTGGTCGAAGGTGATCCGATTGAAATTTGTAAGTTTGTATTATCTCCAAGAGCCGCATACATTTCGTTAATAACATTATTAACTTTTATAGCACCATCTCTCAGGGTATCACCTGTTCCATCATTGGCACTTACACCAATATTAAGATTCTGTTTAGCCATAGTAGTGGGGTTTTTCTACAGTTTTATTTATGTGAGGTCGAATTCAAAATTGGTTTGATCAAAACGTACGTCAGATCTCGCCAAGTCGGGATTATTATTATCCCTATCAAAAGGTATCGAAGTCATATCGAATTTACCAATACTACTGTCCCACTTCAAAACATTGGACGTATCGGTTTGACTGGTACCACCAGTCACAGTAAGGATTACAAGGTTTGATGCAAGGGGTGAGTTTTGTGCTTGTTGTGATTCACCTATAGGACCTGTCACGACACATCGGTATCTGTAACCAGTCATAAAGGCTGCTGCTGTCAATGTATATGATGATGTATTTGCACCAGATATATTAGACCAAGCAAATCCACCGTCAGTTGAAACTTGCCACTGGTACCCTTTAGTACCATCTTCAGGTTCAATTACAGCAATCAAACTAAAGGATTGTGATCCTCCAGCAGCAATAGTTGCATTAGTAGGTTGATTAGTAATTATAATATTAGGAGGTTGGGATGGAGTTCCTCCACCAGCATCTCCACCACCTGCTGCTGCCTGACCAATACCTTGGTTTGCTGGTATATTTAGTGTCTCTTTAGAAGAAAGTCCTAATATATACGGAAACTTAGGTGTCAAGTAGCGATTAGGCAATACTGTAATAGCACCACCAGTACCAGCCATACCATTATGGTTGTGGCAATAGTAGTATAAGTTTGGTGCATCTGATGGCACAACAAACTCTGTATATGCACCAGGTTGACCTGGTGTACCAACGTGAGTTACGCCACTGGTATACTCAACTCCACCACCGTGAATACCGTGTTGTGTTGTTGAAAATCTAATAGGATGTGTAAGATTACTAGAGTCATCCTGTATAAACTTATATGTACTTCCTTGAATAAATGTTAAGTTGGGATAAAGAACACCATCAAGACGATATTTGTTACCATCAGATTCACTTGTAACAGTTACCGTATGTGTTTTTGTTTCCGTTTCGTCGTTCCATATGGTGACGAAATAAGCAAAAGTACCGTTTGGATACTCAGGAGTATGGCAATAGCGACCATTGTATACATCTAAATGTCTCCCAGATTTACTAACGTTATATTCATAGTCCTCTACAAGAGAACCTTTAGGAGGATTTGCTGCTGTATTACCATATGCAGGTCTATTAGTAGCAATACTTTCTCTAATTTGATAACCTGTCTCCATAATTTTAACAGGAGATGTGTTATCTTGTGCTGAATCATATCCATAAGGACCGTAGACAGGATAACCGTCAAATGCCAATCCTAAAATTTTAGAATGTCCATCAGGGTGACGCATATTATCACCTTGATACTGACTTAATCCATAATAATCATTGTAAGAACCCATCACTTGATTAACTTTCCAAGAACTTAGAAAATCACCATCAATATAATGGTATTGATCATTAGCGTTAGGTCTACCACCAGCAGCATCATCACCAGGATTGTACATACCAAAGACATCAGAAGCAACCCAATTAAATCCAGATGGAGGAGTTCCAAGACTACCAGCAGAGGGATTAAACAAAGCAACACCGTTGGCAGAAATTCCAACAATACCTAGTGGTATAGAACCACCAGCAGTTGTGTTATCTCCACCTCTATACGTAAAAGCGTGACTGAAAGTATACGCAGATACTTCATTTAGATTGTTTGCATTAGGGAACGTACCCTTAGCAACTGGATGTGGCATTCCATCGCCAGTTACTGTTAGTACATCTGTTGCTGCATTATAGGAACCTTGAGCTGCCATTAGTTGTCATCAAAGATTTGATCTGGACTGAAGTTATCAACTGTAGTTGCACCGATGTTAATCGTTAGAACTGCTGATTGAGATAATGTTGGAGTTGCACCGACTGATGTAAGTCCGACTCTGAATTCATCACCACCATCTGCCTGTGTAGTTGCAGGAGCATTGAAGGTAGGTGATGTAGCACCTGATATATTTATCCAAGCGTTAGTACCATAATCCTTCTTCTGCCACTGATAGTTAATAGTGCCACCAGCAGGTGTTGTGGATGCGATCACAGTGAATGATGCAGGATCACCTTGGTTAACTGTTGTGTTAACAGGTTGTGATTCAATGGTTATAAATGCTTCACCAACTGCCTCAGTTTCGCCAGGTGGAATGTAATTAGGATCGTAAATATCGATACCACCGTTAACACCAGCACCTATAGGTCCTAAGAAGTCGTCTGCGACTGTAGTAGCAACTTCAATCGATGGATGTGAGTAACCTTGACCCGCATTCTTAACATCAATACGTGCGAGACCAACGAGTGCTTTAATCTTACCACCGAAACCAGAGGAGGAAATCACATCAACGTTTGGACGAGATGTATAACCATCACCTGAGTTTGTAAGTATCGCTTCAGTGATACGTCCTTTCTCGATAGTTGCAAGAGCAGAAGCGTTACGTCCACGAACAGATCCAGTGTATTCGAAGGTAATTAGTGAGTTAGAAGACTCAATCAGAGCAACAGTTCTTTCAAATTCTTCACCTTCAATTGCTAGTTTGTCACCAGCTTCGATTGGTGGTACGACTGTTGCAGCAATAACGTCAACATCAGAACCAATGTAGGAGAATGCAACGAATGTTGAACCAGCACGAGGAACTTCAGAGAAGATAATACGTGAACCAACGATCTCAAAACCGATGCCTGGTTCCTGAATAACACCATTTAACTGACAGATGATGTTGTTTTCAGGTCTAATTGTATTTGACTGTACACCTTCAGTTAGTGTCAAGGAGTAGAACACTCCACCTAACTTCAAGTTGAATGAGTTACGTAATGAATCGAAGTCGAATGAGATGTCATCCAACTGTCTTAACTTACCTACGTACACACCGTGGAAACTAGATCCAGCAGCAGGAGATTCAGTGAACTGAATATTATCAGAAAATGCAGTAAATGCGTTATT